CCGTGTGTGCCCGGTGCGTGGTAAGTGTCTTTTGTGTCTGTATCGACAAACCCATTAGAGCATTTTGTGCATAGTTTGTCAATAGTCGCAAAGTATCGCGGAAACAAGCCGTTTTCTGAGCATAGTTATTCTCGCGCCTTGCCTTGCCTTGCTTTATATTTTCCCTTGTGTGCCGCGCTCACCAACGCTTTGAGGGGGGGCACCTGGACTGCGTGGCGCGACCGCCCCCCTATAGGACCAAACCTCTCATAGCAAGACCCAAAAAACCAAGCTGTATAGTTTTACCTTACCTTTTTCTAATATGCATAGTTAGGAAACGGGCAGGCCAAAGTGCGCCCCCACGCCATCGCCTGGTTTTATTTCCCACTTGACGATGCACTCCCCATCTGCGTAGACTTCACATGGTTTTGCAAAACCCTCTTACCCTATAGGAGTACCCGTCATGGGCGCTAATGCAACAAACGCAGAAATTGTTACACTCGATGTAGTTGAGACTCTCAAGACCGATGGAGAGGTAGTAACCTCCCTCGACACAGTAGAAGTGGTTACGACGACTAACGTAATCACGGCGGCTGAAAGCGGGCGGACTTTCGTTCTCAATAGCGCGACCGCATTCGTATCAACCTTACCGGCCAAGGCAGCTGGCTTGCGCTATCGGTTCTATGCTGGTGCGACACAGGTTACGGGCGGCAACCACACCATTGTTTGCTCGAACGATGACAACACCATCTTCGGATCTGTTACCGTGGCTGGTGTTTTGGTTGCGGGAACTGTCGAGGGCAGCATCAATTTTGTGGCCGACACAATGCTCCCCGGTGATTGGTGTGAGGTGTACAATGACGGAACTAATTGGTACGTCTCGGGGCAAGCCACCGCGTCTGGCGCGATCACGCTCACTACCTAATACTTGATACGCCTGTACCAGTTGAGTGGGGGGCTTCGGCCCCCCGCTTGACACGCGTGATAACTTAGTCCAGGCTGCGTAGCCATGAGCCTCTTACCCGCCAAGCACTACAGCTGGTCTGATCGCCTGGCCATGGACATCGCGCTTGTCCTTGAGCACTCGGGGGATTCCCTCGATGAGGTGCTTGCCCGTCACGAGCTGACCGCGGACGACCTGGGGCGTTTCAACTCCGACTCGGTATTTCTTAAGAAGGTGGGGTTCCTGCGCGGGGAGGTCCGCGAGAAGGGTATGACCTTCCGGCTCAAGGCGCGTGCTCAGGCCGAGGAGCTGCTCACCACTAGCTGGACGCTCATCCACAGTCCGGATGTCAGTGCGGCGGTCAAGGCCGATCTCATCAAGAGCACGGTCAAGTGGGGCGGGCTGGAGCCCAAGGGGGATATAGCCACCGACAGTGCAACAGGTGTCAGCATAACGATTAACCTAGGAGAACCAGTTGCAGCGGGACCGTCCCCAAAGATTATCCAGCATGTTGACTGAGTTCGACACCTATCATGATGGGTGGCCTGCGAAGGTCTTCGCTAGTGTCGTCGAGGCAGGTGCCTTCACCCGTGGCCTGACTGAGCTGGAGGTTAACTTCCGTATTACCCTCATCAGGCCGCGCAAGAGCATTGGCCTGCCTATGCAGACTGTCGTGCTGCTTCTCGATAGTATGGATGAGGGGATGTATCACTAGTGGCCCACGAGATAGACTTTACACCGACGCCTACTTGTCAGAAGTTCATGGTGAGTTACGCGAAGATGCGGGTCCTCATGGGGCCTGTCGGGTCTAGCAAGTCCGTGACTAGTTGCTTTGAGGTGGTGCGTAGGGCTAGTGCCCAGCTCCCCAACAAGCAGGGTATACGCAAAACACGTTGTGCTGTGGTGCGCGAGACGGCCAGGCAGTTGGCTGACACCACCATCAAGACTTGGCTGGATTGGTTCCCCGAGGGGGTGTGCGGGACGTACATGCGCACAACCAAGACGTATCTCTTCAAGGTCGGAGATGTCGAGTGCGAAGTGATGTTCAGGGCTCTGGACGATGCCGACGACGTGGCTAACCTTAACTCCCTTGAGCTGACGTTCGCATGGTTCAACGAGTGCCGTGACATGCGGCCTGAGATTATCGATGCCATGTCCAAGCGGGTAGGGCGCTTTCCATCTAAGCGTGACGTTGGCCCATCCTGGTTTGGGATGTGGGGGGATACTAACCCTCCAACGCAGGATACCTGGTGGTACTATCAGATGGAGCACCTTAGTCCGGACGATGGGGTCAGTGCTAATGACAACGGCTGGGATGTGTTCAAGCAGCCCTCGGGGCGGGGGCCTCAGGCAGAGAATATCGAGAACTTACCGGAGGGGTACTATGATATTCAGGGTAGGAGTGAAGAGTACGTTCGGGTCTACGTCGATGGGGAGTATGGGCTTAGTTCAGCTGGCCAGCCTGTTTATAAGTACTTTCGTCCTGACTATCATATGGCCGATTCTACTCTGGCCCCTATCCTTAATGGGGTTCGCCCTATTGTGGTGGGGATGGACCTCGGGCTTACGCCGGCGGCGGTTATTGGCCAGAATGACCCGCGAGGGCGTGCTCTTATCCATGCCGAGGCAGTGAGCTTCGACATGGGGGTGCAGCGTTTCATACGCACTATCCTGCGCCCTCTCCTCTATGAGCGGTTCGCTGGGGCGAACATCGTCATAGTAGTGGACCCCGCAGGGGTGCAGCGAGCACAGACGGACGAGCGCAGTGCTATTGATATCATCAAGGCCGAAGGTCTTAAGGTTATGCCTGCCCGGACTAATAACCCGACGGCACGGCTCAATGCGGTGGACGAGTACCTCATGCGTCACGCCGATGGAGACAGCGCGTTTCTGGTTGACCCCAGCTGCCTGGCGCTCAAGTCAGCCATGATGGGCGGTTACCGCTTCCACCCCAAGACGGGGGCCATTGAGAAGAACAAGCACAGTCACGTTGCTGAAGCACTCCAGTACCTCATGCTCCACATTGCCTCCATCTCAGATGGTAACGTGTTAGCGCAGCGTAGGGAGATCCAGCGGGTCAGTGCGGCAGGGTGGACATGAGACGCCATGAGACGCCATGGGACGTCATGGGTTGACATAGGACGGTATAGGACGGTACTCTCCACCCTGGATCCTGGACAGATCCATCTTCCTTGTTGGGTTTTCTCCACCCAATAGACTTCCCCGCCAGGTGCAGCCTCCCCCCTGGCGGGGGTTTTTTGTGTTGTGCATTATGTTCTGATCTGTCATACAGGTAGCTCCTGAATTTTTTGAGGGGAGATTTCTGTGGCTGGTCGTAAGTATTCCAACCAATCCACCAAGCGCACACTCTTCGGCGGCGGTAAGACGCATAAGGGTCTCTTTGGCTTGGGCGAGAGTGATGCTGATGTGGAGGAAGCCAATAGGCGGCGTAAGGAAGCTAACGACCAGGCCGAGTTTAAGCGGCGCATGAAGGCAGCTCCTAACGACGCTTCTATCCATTCGCTTTCGAAGGGATTATTCAAGTAATGCCAACAGGACCCGTCTTCCCCACAGAGGGCGTTCGTTTCTCCGACAATCCCAAGATGGATTACAGCGGCCTTAACGTCCGTGAGACCACGCAGATGTGGATTGGCGGTAAGACGAAGAAGGTTACCGGCCCTGAGATCGCCGGCGGTGATGTTCGACAGGCTGCTCAGGAGGCAGGCATTACCCATGGGGTAGTCATCACCGACATGGCCAGCCTCAGGAAAATTACTGCCCTGATCGCCAAGGGCGATTCGTTACATGGTGCTGCTCATAACGTGGCTCGTGAGTACGCCTTCGAGATGCGTGGTGAGAACAAGAGCCACCAGGAAAGGCCATACTGATGGGTGATAACCCCGGCACCAAGGCGAGAGAGAAGCGGGCGAGGACTCATTCCAATCGTACGCCTTCTGTGGGTACGAGCATTGGTAATGTTGCCGATGGCTTTCTTTCAACTGTGGCAGCGGGGGTGGCTATTCCCTACGACACAGTAGTAAGTGGTTTACCAGAGGCGGACAGGAAGTTCATGGATCGTCTAGGTAAGTCAGGTGCTCGCATGAGAAAGCGGGTCAAGGACGATCATGATCGTCGGTATGGGAAGGAGAAATAGATGGCAGGTCGCACGTACAGCAACCAGCGGGCTAAGGTAGCAGCTGGGCTTAAGAAGAAAGCGAGCCCCTTGACTATAATGCCACCGGGTACTTCGGCGACCCAACGGGCTGGGGGTTCGATGCCGCTTGCGATGGCGCTCGGTCATTACACTAAGGGTAACACGCGGTTGTCGGACTATGGTAAGGAGAAAAGGGCTGCGGTAGCAGACAGAATCAAGGAGAAAGCAAGCCCTGGTAGGCCCACAGGCAAGAACTCTAAGCTTGTGGCGGGTGTCAAAAGCAGGGCACAGGGTAGGGCCGCCTCTGGGGGGAAGATGAAAGCTACGCCTACAAGGAAGAAGAAATAAATGGCAGGTCGTACATACAGCAACCAGAAGCCTGCCGCTCGTATTGGTGGCGGTGAGTTCTCACGGGCCGCTTCGGCTGTTGGCCTCCCTACAGATAATGCTACGCTCAATCGTATTGTTCAGTTCGTCAATCAGGGGCTTTCTGTAAAGGCCGCTGCGAAGAAGGTAGCAGGGGAATAAGTAGATGGCAGGTCTCTCCTTCCTTCGCGTAGTCGATAACCCCACCCTCCGTCAGCAGGAGGAGGAGACTCAGCGCGCCATGGCCGAGCGCCAGGCTGCGCCTCTTGTGCAGGGGTTATCAGCTTACCTGCGTAGTGCGTGGGAGGCAGCGAAGAGGGCTAAGGACCCCATCGAGACGTCTATGCTCAAGTCTCTCCGCCAGCGTAATGGTGAGTATGAGCCGAGCAAGTTGTCCAGTATCCGGCAGCAGGGCGGCTCTGAGATCTACATGATGCTAACCGAAGTGAA